TTATTTTTCAGAATCATCCCCGCCAATGTATGATGATATCCGTTCTAAACGTGCCAAATGGCGTGCCAAGTTTTGAACTATAAAGTAATTCTTAATAGTTGAAATCCGACAAACCATTTTCTTAGCATCAACAAAATGGTCATGAAAAAAGGCGAGCTTTCGCCCGCCTCTCTTGTTACTTCTTGATGCGCTTTTGATGTTGACCGAGCTTATCACACTACTGCTTAAGCCGCCAGTCGTTGTATGCATCTATGATTTTCTCATATCCCTTCACTGTCTCGACCAACGCCCGCTCATTGCCGAGCAGAGAGCCGATTTGCTCCGGTGTAAGTACAAAGCCCTTAGCTTTATCGTCGTAACCTACAGCCAGTTCTGCAAGCTCAGGACGCGGGAGCGTGTCGAGCTTCGGCGGAGTGACATCGATACATATATTCTCCGGGCACGGATAAGCCGCACGACACTCTGACAGAGTTGCCCCGCAACCGGAACTCACAAAGAGTACGGCAAAGATAATAGCCCATTTACCGAATCTGACAGTATCGGTTTTCCGTATCTCTTGTTTCGTTTTTGCCGCATCCGCAGTCTCTTTCTTTATCTCATCTATCCGGCTCTCGACAGACTGAACGTCCTTCCTTTTCACTTCTGCCTCTTTAATGACCTCGGTATTGCGCTGGAGCTGTTCAGCGGCTTTCTCAGTCTCTTTCTTTGCTTCGCCCGCCTCTGCCTTCAGCACCTTATTTCTTTTTGTCTGGATGGCAAGAGCAAGCCCAAGCAATGCAAAGACCGCAAGCACTCCGCCCCAGATGTATTTTTTAAACCAACCGAACATCACGCACCCCCGCCGCCGAAGCGTGTTTTAAGCGATTCGATGATTGAGACAACAAGACCTTTTATAAGATCCCTCAGCCACGGGTATCCGCCGCTGTCGTAAAGTATGATTGATAACAGACCTATCGCAAGCCCCTGAAAAAATCCGAGCGGTTGAACACCCGGCATTTTTGATACGCCGTATGTCATGGCTATGGCAACAACAAAGACGGACAGACGTATTACCCAGCGGCTCGGCTTCCAGCGGATCTTCACAAAGTCAACAAACAGGTTGACAGCTGTCACGATGAGAAACATTTCCCATGATATATAATTGAAAATATTCATACCCTCCCCCTTCTTAAACAATTTTTGCGGCGTTATCACCGCTTACAATGTTCGCTCTATTCTCCCAACCCCTCTTCCACCTCGCCTGCGTCGGATCGTTGCGAACAATTACAGCAATCCGGTCTTTCTCAAGTTTCGTAAACGCTGCGGAAAATGATGCAGGGTTCATGGCATTAATTGCCTTGAGCGACTGAGGCCCTATAATCCCGTCAGCCTTTACACCTGCCGCAATCTGTGCCGCTCTTATGGCCGTGCCAGTTCCGGCCACTACTGCATATTGAAATATTTCGTGGGCGGTCGCCTGGTATGTGAGATGATCGCCTTTTATCGGATTCCAGTAGTCCGGACGAAAAAACTCTTTCACGAGTGCCTGAAGTTTTGCATCTTTCTCAAGCTCAACGCCCGTAAGCTCCAGCACTGTATCCCAATCCGCTTTAGGGTTTCCGGACTTAACCTTTTCGATGGCGGAATCAATGATTACCCATCCAGCCCAGCGCAGGTTTTTACGCCGAGCAATGCCCTTGTATGTCATGCCGCCACGGTCGCCTGTGTTTTGATGCAATGCGTTTTTCGGGTCGTTCCCGTACTCAAGCGTAAAAATAAAGCGCAACGCTTTGTCATAATCAGCCATATCAGCCCCCTCTTTTAAAATTGATACAGCGGCGACACTCGCAGTCCTCTTTCTCGACATCCCGGATACGATCGTATATTTCGCTGATATCATCCTTGTGGACTTCCTGCCTGACATACTCTTTCAGGCTCAGAGCAAGCTCAGTGATGCTTGTCGAAAGCCCGTCCAGTTTCGACATCACACTATCATGCTTTTTTCCGTTTACGTAATTCGTGACCAGATGTGTCACAAAACTCGAAATCAAAATGCTAACCACAATAAGCAAAACCTGATCTATCAAAACCCACCTCCCCTTTTTAATTCCGCCTACCCACAACCGACTCTCTTACCAACCCAACACCGCAATATAACTTTCCGCCTCCGAAACCTCTGACAAAAAACGATCTTTATCGGCGTTTGAGTAAGCACAGCGGTGATTTCTCTCCGAGACTACAGACACTTCGCCGGAAACATCATCCGTTTCGGAAATCCTCTCAACCCACAACACCTCAGCAATTTTTTTATCATCCACAGCCACAACAGCCACCGATTTTTGGATAATTGCTTTTGTCAACATATATGCCTCCTATACTCTGTACGTTCCTGATATCATCAATGCAAAGGACGTGTCCAAAGGCACAGCCGTAACAGCCGCACCGCTTGTTATTCCCAATAAAGTTATCTGAGACGATGCCGAATCAACATATCCACCAACCTGAGTACCAGGGAAAGTTAGATTGTGCGCATAGCCTACCGAAATTGGATCAAAAGCCCCCGCTGGAACAAAAGGCAATCCCGTTATCCTCATCTCCCCCGTACCTGTGTGAGCAGAGATCGTAATACGGGAGGAGAAAGTTACCCTGTTGCCAAAACGAGTGTAACGGCCATCTTGGACACTATAAGTCCCGACTCCCGCACTCGTAGTCCCGATAACTACAGGAGTCCACGTCCCCTCCTCATACCAATCCAAGGTATTAACGTCGGCAGACGACGAGTTCGGCAGCTTAAGACCCTGCCCGGGAGTAACAATATGATACGTCCCAGCCGCATCAATTTTGGCACGATCAACAAGGCCACTACCCGACTGGGTCTGGAAAACAAGTTCGCCGAGCGACACCGACAAGGTTGTTCGTGCGAGGATTCCCGCAATCCCTCTCTGCGCCACAGATGATCCTTGATTTGTAAACTTTATAGCTCCTGTTTCGACACCTGTAGCCGATGTTGAGCCTATTATTTCAAACAGGGTCTTCCGGCTAGCTAAGTCTAAAGCAGGATTTACCGAAAATGCCTTATCATAACCAGTCGAATAAGCCGTGCCGTCTCCGAAGTTTATTTGACCGCCTGTTGTTATTTCGAGCAATTTTTTCCAAGAGATGACCGCCCCAGCCGTTCCGGCATCAGCGTAATAAACACGGTAGTTGCCGAGGACAGTCTCTATTCTTGCCGCCTGTTTGCCAGATATTTTATATTTCCATGCGCCATCATAGTAAGCGTTTGCAAGCACATATGTATCATTTGCGCTTTCGCCAGCCATCAGAGCTGAATAAGCAATATCAACAGCCCTATACCCTGTAACCCAATTGGAGGGAACATTCCCGAGCCCGGCATTTCCCTTTGCATCGGTCGCAAGCACATTATTTGCGCCATTACCGATGCTCTTACCGTCCAACTTGTCAGCGTTTCCCGCTTTTTTAGAGCCGTCGAACAGACCGTTCAGTGCATCCTGAACTTTGATCCACTGAGCCTCACCCTCCGCCCGTGTGAGCGGAGCACCCTTTTCACTCGGTAAAAGTATATCTACTGTATCAGGCATATTACCCCCTTAAAGATCGTAGTTTCCGCAGTACAAAATAAGATTCAGCGTTCGTGCAGGGTACGTGTGACCATACCCACGATAATAGTCTTCATCACGCAAGCGCACCTGATTACCAGACACATACAAAGTGATACCCCGGACATTCGACACAAACCCCAAAGCCGCAACAGCATCGACAATCTTTGTCCCGCTTGCATCAACGTTTTTATATTCAGCAACCGACATCCTGCCGATCACAAACTCAGCAGTGCGGGGCAGCGTATAAACGAGATAATCCCGCACTCCGCCGGAATAGTTCCCCGCCGGCAGACTGAAAGATGTTGTAACTATTGTGTGGATATACATCATGCGGCGGTTCGTATCGAAACGTACATTCCCCACACTATCAGTTACATATATTCTATTTGCAGATGCTTCAAAACTCATAGCCCAAGCTCCACATAAGACGGTGCGAGCTGAGCCATATTTCCCGAAACATCTATTGTCCGTGAAGTTGCAAGCCTGAATCCACCGATTTTCTGATGAAGATATTGCCTAGCGGACGTGAATTTGCCCCCGCCGAACGACACTTCACTCCCCTGAATATCAATAATTGATGAACCAAAAAGGGACGACGTATAAATATCCGCAGACATCGAAACACTGAAAGAACCCGTATTATAGTTGAATTGCGCTCCGCCCAGAATCAGATTGCCGCCGGAAACCTCATGCCACCCCGAAACACTACGCAACACCGAACTAGGGTTTCCGCCCCAACTGAGAATCCTGTCGCCGCATGCATCGACACCGTTTATCTTCCAAAAAACAATGGGGATATCAGAACCCCACGGAATTGATGCCAGCTGAACCTGAGTTTTGACAATAGAACTGCCCGCAGAAGGGAAAGTAACTGTTCCTGAAACGGTTGTAACATAATGCAGATAGTTAAAATCTGAATGAAAGAATATATCTCCGGTGTGATTATACGGATCATCAATAATAGATACATCATCGCCATTAATGACAGCGACAACACCGGTATTTCCGTTTGCTTGAAAAGTCTTACTCATGCTGTTATCCGTATGATTTTATTATCAAGATCAATAACCATCTTACCGTCTGTAGACTGCATTTTCCCCGCAGTGACAGTGCCCAGATTTGCAACTATTGCCGACAACGCTGTAACTGATATTTTAGATGCGCTGATAGAAACTATTTTCGCATCTGTGATAGTTGCATTTTTTATATTTGCGGAATTTGTGATTATCTCATTAGCTCCGACCATGCGTGCCACTATTGAACCATCGACAAGTAAACTGCCGTTCAGACCCAGCTGATACGCCCCATTAACATATCCCATGCCCATGATCTGTTTCGGAGTGCCAGAGCCATCGGGAGCCATGAAAAGAAACTTATCAGCAAGCCAGACAACAGACGATCCCTCTTCGTCGGCATAGACACCCATGCCGCTGACATGGCCGTTAACATCTACCTTGAAAACAAGCTGCCCTTTAAGCCCTGTAACATCGTCTTTTGTTGCCGCAAGCTCGGTTGAAACTGCCGCATATTGCTCGCCCAGAGCATCCACAGACGACACAGAGGCTTTCGTGTTTACAGTAGTCTCGAGATTTCCCAGATTGTCATTTACAGCGACAATGTCCAGTTTTGCCTGAGCAACGTCGGCAATAATCGTTCCTGACTGCGCCTGAAGCTCTGTTATCTCGCTTTTCTGCAAAGTCAAACGGCCGTCGACATCTATCACCCCGGACGCTGTGTCGACAAAAAACTCATCATCAACATAGAATGCACCCTGCTCATAAAACACAGGTCCTGTGAGAGCGGCATCTATAGCTGAAACATGCTCTATCTTTTCAGCGACATCCGAAGCAAGCTGAGGCAGACCGATTTCGCCCTCGAGATAATCAAGCAACAACCCTGCATCGTAGCTTGTCATGCCCACAACGCCCGCAGTTGCCGACTCCGGATACCACCCGTTGTAGTTCCCAAAGATATCCTTGAGCCTTGCCCAGAAATAGCGTGTACCGCCGATTTCATTCAGATTTATACCGAACTTTCCGGACGCTCCCGAACCGACCAGAGCCGCACCTGCTCTGTCGTTGGCACTCGACATCCAGAGTTCGCACGCTGAAAAAACAGAAGACGGAGTGAAGCCCACAGAAACATTGATAGCATAAACTCCTGAACCGCAGGTTATGCCGGAAATAGCATCCATAAGCGGCATGGCAACCGTGAACTCAAAATATTCACCCGCACCCGCCGGATCGTTTGATGTGCCGTAGGCACTATGGGCACGGATGGCCACATAATATGCCTTGCCTATGATTATGTTTGAGATAACTGCGGAAGAGCCGCCGGACTGGAAAACAGATGCCCAGGTGCGGAGATCTTCGGATAAAAGAACTTCGTATTTTGATATAAAACCCGATGATACATTCGGAATATACACCCTGTCCCAGTTGACCGTGACGCTTGTCATCGGCAGCCCGTCAACAACCGCATACATGCCCGATTGAACAACGGATATGTTTGTTACAAAAGGAATTACAATCTGCTTCGGATTAAAAGGTGTCTGCGGGATAACCTCGATAACGTTGCCATTGTTATCGACATTGCCGACTTTTGTCAGCCCCAGAGAGCTGTATTTCAGCGTTGTAACTTTTATCCCGTCTTCACTGTATACAGATGCGTTGTACTCTGCGGCGGTTATAGCAACTGTATGGTTTTCACGACCTTTCGTTATTGCTGTGATGATATGAGGCTTGGCCTCTTTGTCTATAATCCCGAAAACCCACGGGTCGTTTTCTTCGAAATCTATACCGCTCAACACAAGAGCGTCTATATCCTGAGTTGAAACAGCTGTAAGAGTATGCTTGTAGAAAGTGTTATCTTTTCTGCGGACAACAAGCCCGTATTGCTCACCGGCAACGACCGGAACAGGCTTATCAAAAACAAGAGAGTTTCCGTCCAGATGCACCCTGCCGCCGTTTCCGTATTTCGGCATGTCGTGCTGAACAAGTATGATATCGCCGACCTCGCAGACAACCGCCCCTATTTCGGCCTCGAACTCTACAGATCTTCTAGTCCCCTTCAGCTTGCGCAGATTAAACATACACTCACGCTGAACCCTTGCCTGAGTTGTCAACCCGAAGAGCTGCACAGAGCGAACGTTTGTAGCCTCGTCCAGTCTTTCGCTGTCGACAACGCTAACCGCACTACGCTCGAACTCATTATCGGCATCTGCAAAGTCCGCATCTATCTGATTCGGAATGTCCGCAAGATTTACCGAGGCAACCGAGAAACTGCCGGAAACTATGCTGCCCATATTAAATAACTGGACAGGAACTCCCGCACGGTCTATGACAATTTTCACTCGCACGCCATCCCACAAAACACGGGCACGGCACGTTTGCGCTATTTTTTGAAGTATCTCATCCGCTCTGGACAATGTGTCCAGATAAACATCGAACTCAAAACGCTTCTCTGTGTGCGTTGTTTCTATCCCGCTCTCCGGGTCAACGACTTTATATGTAACTGACTCATCGCAGAAGTCAGCAAACTCACGGAAACTGTTGATATCTATGTTTGTCTGCGACTTAACAAATCTGCCGAGACCGTAGCGGGTGTTGACAAGCAGATCATAAAGCACGTTCGCCGGGTTGCGATATGCCGTTTCAGACACAAGCAGGGTACGGACATCAACTATTTTTCTTCCACGCCAGATAGAAGTGATTGTCGGGATAGAACCGGATATCCTGTCTGTTGCTTTCAGCACAACACCCAGAACAGCAGTGTGTTTGTAGTTTATCTTTGCGTCCGTAATTTCCTCAACCGAGCGAAGATAGCTGTCTCCGGCGGATTTTATATCTGTTATCTCAGCAGAAACACGGGTTATTCTGAGCTTCCACACTCCCGCAGACGGGAACTGCACAAGATAGTCAAACTCTACAGACGATTTCGAAGACGCAGAACATTCGAAATCCCCTACAGAAACCCATTCCGTTGATGATGCCGGGGCATATTCTATGCGCATACTGACAGCCTGCGGCTTAAGATTGCCTTTGCTGTCTGTTGTGAAAAGCGCAGGGAAAACAATAGTGACCAGAGCCGAATCTGAACTGTCTTTCAGAGTGTACGGAAATGACGAACCATTATTGATTCGTTTTGATGCAAACAGATAGCGGCGGCGTATCTGAGAAAAGCTGTCACCGAATGCCGACAGATCCTGATCTGCCGTGCCGTTTGTATAATACACTCTGGCATCCGCATCGAACTCAGCCAGAGGACTGCCGTCTATCTGGATCGAATCCGGCTCAACACCCCACACCTCACCTTCGGACACAGCAAAGAGCAGATGCAGATATTTATTTGTCTGGAGACCCGCAGTTGCATCGCCGCTGACAAACCCTGCTATAACGTTTCCGCCGACCCTGTGGCGACCATAGAGCACTGGGACAGGCTCTCCCTCTCCATAGATGTTCTGAATTCCATCCCATGTATATGTCTGCGAGTTTTCGAATGTGCCAAGTTTTGAATCTATTTTCGGAGTGAACTGTTTAGCCACCATCCCGATTGCCGCACCGGCAATCAAGCTCATACCAACCGTTGCACTCCACCCGCCAATCCATGGGGATGCCGCTATCAAAACCGCACCCGCAACAACGCTTATCCAACCCGCCGCACCGTTTTTAAGCTCTACGACAAACACAAGCTCATCATGAGCGCAGGGCACATAATCATCATCAACAACCTTGCCGGACACCGCACAGACATAATCACCGCAGAGACCGAGAACGGACTTATAGTCCCGCACTGCGCCGCCGCAAAAATCCAAATCTTTTACGACACGGTTGGCCCTGTCGAAGGGATCATTAATTATCAATATGCGCATATCTGTAGACCCCCGTGATATATTCCGAATAGTCCGCAATGCGGCTTATGACCGCATCGGCACGGCTGATATTGTGTAGAAATCTGGTAGATGACAGGGCGATACCGACATGCCTCTCACCGCCGAAATTGAAAACAAGAACATCATGAAGCTGCGGAATTTCAACTCTGCGGAAACTGTCAGCAAGAGATGATATCCCCGCATCGGTATAGTCGGGAAAATCGATGCCCAGCTCGTTTTTATAATAGAGCAAAAACAGACCGAAGCAGTCGCAACCCTCCGCTGTTCTGCCGCCTTTTTTATACGGAATACCGACATACATCATACATATACCCTGTTAGTTATTATGCCGGGGAAGCCGCCGAAATTCGGCGTGTTGCCCTTTCTGCGGCAGTCTGAAAACTGCATACTGCATGTTGCATCTGTGCCCGAATATGAACACTCAGCACTCTTAAACCGCCAGCGGCAGAAATTTTTTCTGATGGTGCGGCTGGGCACTTGAACCAGAAACACATCGAACCCGAGCCCGCATGTGATGATCGCCTGATAGTCTTTGAACATCATTCCTTTTATGACGTAGCTATATTCTGAGCAGCTCAGCGCACCACGAAACAGCTGCCTGACAACCAACGATTTGCCCTCGAGCTTATAGTTTTCGCTGTAATACTCGATAACTCCTGCCGCATCCCCGACAGTCACAGTTATGTCGCTGACAGACCCGTCCGTGTTTGATGTTATCTCAGACTGCTTTATTGCCGCCGGAGAATATACATCGCCGCTGAAAGTGAACTCGGAGCTGAGAGTTGTCAGCCTGAGCGGCGGATGAGAATCATCGAACCAGAGATCATAGAGATAAAAAGTGTCAACAGTCAGACTGTTTATGACAGCCAGTGTTGCGCTGTCGAAAATCAACATGTGACCACCTCGACTGTCAGATTTGCCAAACCTGCGTTTATAGCCTCAAAATCAAGCTCGTCCTGAGCAAAGCGAACGTTATACGTTTGCCCGTCACGATGATTATAAAAGCTGAAAGAGCCGTACTGTCCCTGCATCAGCTCGAAAAAATCCTCTATTGTCTCCTGCTCTGCCGCACTGAGCGCATAATGCTCAAGTCTGAATGTCCTTTTCTGTGCGCTCCAGTTCGGGTATCTCTGCTCGACACCGTTTTCAAACTCGATAACGCCCGTTTTAAATGCGGATTTTACGCTCTTTATTCTGTGTGGAGTTATGGGGTAAGCAGACATTCATCACCTCGCATAAGTTGCTATTGCGTTTCTCAGGCTTGCATTACCGCCGGAAACCGCTTTTATGACTATGTCAGTCACAGCTTTTTCAAGCTGCGGGATAGCCTTCAGAACGCCCTGCTCATCGCCGCCGTTTATTGTTATTCCGCCCAGACTAACACTGACTCCGCCGCCTCCGGCGTTTTTCAGAAATGCTTTCAGGTCTGCGTTGGTTCTGCTGTCTACAACACGCTCACCCTTGTCAAGCAGCCATGTACCCTCTTTCGGGACATAGCCGATACCGTCGTGCGCCATACCCGCAAGCCCCATGCCTGTGACAAATGACCCCATCACGGCCGCAGAAGAAAGATATTGAGAGGCCTGATTGTACCAGAGCGGGGATTCCCAAGCCGTCAGCGGGTTCATACTTTTTATAAGCCCCATGTAACCGCTGTATGCCGCCTCCATCAGGAAATGAGCTGTTTTGCCAGCCGCATATATTTTCAACTGGTCCTCTATGCCGGATATAAGCTCTGAAAACTGGAACTTACCCTCACCCATCGACTGGATAAAAGTTGACATCGGGGCTTCCAGAGACTCAAACGCACCCTTTACATCCTGATTTGTAATGTTTGAAAAGTTTGAAAGGTTTTTCGATACCGTGCCGACTGAAGCCGCATAATCAAGAGCGGCTTTTTCCTGCTTGTACCAAATTTCCGTTGCGTCCCAATCGTTTGTTTCTGTAAATTTCGACCACATATCACGCTTAAGAGCGTTGTCTCTTTGCGTGTATTCGTCCGAGAATCTGTCTTGAAAAGATTGCCGGTTTTCCCACGTCTGTTTTCTGAGTGATGACGCAGATTGCTTCTGCTGATCCGCAAGCTCTATTTCGGCAAGCATACTCTGCCAGATAATTTCCTGATCAGCCTCGGCCTGTCTCTCTGCGAAAGCCTTACGCTCGGCATCACGCTGTGCGTTTATGAGGCTTATGCGGCTGTCAAACTTGTCTTGAGCAAGCTGCTCAAGTTTTGCACTGCTGAGCTTTTCAGCAGCGTGCATATCATCAACAAGCTCACGCTGAGCCTTAAGGTCTTCCGCCCTGAATTTATTTTCAATAGCAAGAGCTTCGCTACCGTAGTCGCTCAACTCCGCTATCTTGATTTCTGTTTTATTTTTTTCTGTTTCTTCAGTGAGCTTTTCAGCTTTCCTGTCTATTTCACGCTGGAGACGCTCGGCGGCCTGAGCTGTTTTCTTATCGCTCTTTACCGAGTCTTCTTTTTTAAGATTTGACTTTGCAACCCGCAAATACAAATCAGCCTGTTTTTTCAACTCAGGCGTATACTTAGGCATGGCGGCATAAGTGTCGTTTATTTTTTTTAGCTCTTTCTGATACGCTGTTAAGCCCGCAGTTGATGATTCGAGTTCAACCGTGGCAACAGCGTCGGCATTTTCCTTAAGGTCTTTTCTGAATTTTTCAGCATTTGCAACAGATCCACCGGAAAGGAGCATATGAGCTCTATCACGACGGTCAATGTCCTGTCGGCTTTGGATCTCAGCTATACGAGTCTGAGTTTTTGCAACAGCATCCGCCGCAGCACCCGCCTGTTTCTGCATTTCAAGGAGTTTTTTATAATAAGTTAATTCGGCATCAAGACTGCCGAACATTGAAACCGAACGCTTCGGATCAATTCCCGCCGGGACAACAACATCGGCCGTGAACTCAGCGAGCGCAAGCCTCCAGTTTTTCAGCTTTGCGACAAGACGTTCAATTTTTTCACTTTGATTATCAGCAAGATCATCAAAGTCTGACATCTTTTCATTCATCTGTTGCTGTGCAGCAGAAAGAATAACCATTTTCTTTTCCGCATCAGAAAGAGTACGCCCCCATTCCTTCTGCTTCTGATTAACCACCTGTGTTTGAGAGATAATAATACCTACATCATCAAGGAATTCAGTAGATCCTCTTGTAAGACCCATCAATGTGGTATTAAGCAACTGTCCGGCATCACCACCATTAGTTTTAACATAACCCGTTACATACTTAAGCGTAGTCGCAATAAGATCGGGATCAAGACCGGAAATAAGTCCCTTGTTAGCTATCTGCAAAAGCGTCAGATCATCAACAGTAGAAGCGACCACAGAACGATATTTACCGAGCCCCTCTTCAGCAGTCATGCCGAACTTGCGCATCTGAGAGCCGAACGCAGTAAAAACACCTTCCGATGCCGCACCCTGTCTAGCGATATCGAAAACCGACTGAACAGCATCACCTGTTTTAGTCAAAAGCTCTATTGTCTGATTGAGAATTATGGCTTTTCCGCCGATGCTATCCAACCCTTGATTAAAGCCAGACAGACGGTCATTCACACGACCGAGAGCTGCAACCATCTGCTTGTCGTCAAGATAAAACAAAAAGTTGGTTTTAAGATTATTGTTAGCCACCAGCGAGCCCCCTGAGCTGTTGCCACGACCGAATCTGCTTTCGCTCTTCGGCTGTCATGCGCATTTCTTCTTCTGTCATTTCCTCGAAAATAGCCCCTGCCGTTTCATTCAAAGCGGCGACACATTCCCAGGCATCGTCTCCGCCCCAGACAGCAGAGCCTATGCATCTGATAAATCTGAGATCACGGGCGGCTTTTATCCGGCCGATGTTAGTATGGATTTCTGAGATTGTGTAAACCGGCAGGGCATACAGCTTATCAAGCGTGTATGCCGTTTCTGCCATTATTTCTGTGAGAATGAGACCGTAGTCTAACTCTCCGTTTTTTTTTCTTCCTGATCCTCGTCCCCGGTAACGATATAGCCACGGGACAGCATGAGGATTGCGTTTATCTGCCCTTCGTCAAGCTGCATTATGAGGTCTTCAGGCATATCTGTAATTTCTTTCAGCCTCGCCAGCTTTGTCTCAGCCGTGAAAAATTTAGCCCCTTCGAGCTGTTCGCCCAGCGTCAGCCCCCGGACGGAATATGTTTTGCCGCCGAAGATGAACTGCTGATTGAGCGAGAATTTCTCAAGATTTACAACCCTGATTTCAGGCATCATGCACCTCCCGCAGCCGTAGCAGTCTTGTCACCCATCGACCAGAGGGGTTTTCCCTCTTTTGCAAATGCCTTGAACTTTACAGTGTAAACACGCTGAGTGCCTTTTTCGTAAGTCCACTCAACAGAAGGGATGGGTGCGGCGGAATGGATTATCAACGTGTCGATAAGATGGCCGCTTGCGGGCGCAACAGTAAGCTCTTTTGCGTACTGCTTAAGCGATCCGCCCACGGAATGGGGAACATCGATACGCATTTTATCCGGATCTCCTCCGTCTACGACAAGTACTGCACCGGGGAAACACTTAAGCAGCGACTGGAAGTCGGCCTCTGTGAACGGGGCTTCGAGCTCCGCTGTCTGCTTTGTCAGGATCTCGTCAACATCGGCAAGATCCTGATCTGTCTCAACAGACTGAGTTTCTGTTGAATATGAAAATTTTATGCCGCCTTTTGTTTTCGGCATAACAACGCTGTCGAATGTGATAACTCCCGAACCTATCGGGATTACTCTTACTTCAGGCATTTTTATATCCTCCGTTAAAATTCCCACGCATCCGTGGTTGTGTAATTTACTGTGAATTTCAGGGCGCAATAGCCTATACGATATTGCCCCTGCTCTGTCAGTTTGCGGGCAGACTGGGGGAAAAACTCAGCCGCCAGACCGCCAAGGTCTTTATTATCCCTCAGCACCGACATGACATCTTTTACGATATGAGACATTTTCACACCCGGACGTGTGAGCACTTCGACTATGAGAGTCATGCTTGTAACACCGCCGTCGCTATCCTGAGGGAGTTCGATGTTTTCATAGTCAACACCAACCCACGGCAGGTCTTTTTCGTCCGGATATACAGCGGGCTGGTCTCGGACAACGTTACCGACATCAGTCAGATAGCCGTTGGCTTTTTTTATCGTGCCCATCAACTCCGCCGCTTTTGCCGTTATGTCGTCACAAATCATGCGATAACCTCGTCATCGGAAAAGTAAATGCGGATTGTGCCGCTGTTTTCGAGCGGGCGAACAGACAGGACATAGCGGTCGACACCGTCAACTTTTATAGTGTCTCCCTGCCTGATTCCGGCCACATCATCAGTCATCATTCTGATTGTCTGCTCTTCGCCGTAAATCGCACCGTTTTCAAGATTCAGCATATTGCCGGTTTTAGACATAATTCCCCGCAGGTCATTACGTCCGCCGTACTCAACGGGCTTTGAAACTATCGGGCTATAAATGGCTCTCCGTATTTCGGATTTAATATCCATGCCTCACCTTTTTTTTCGGGCTGTTCCGCTGTCCCCTCCTCCCCAGGCTGAGACAGCAGGACAGCCCGAGGGCTGTCCTCAAGAGGTTATTTATCGATACACACGAAAGCGACTGTTGCAGGCAGCCCTTTATCGTCCCATGAGACACCCGCACGGGTGTTATCCGTGGACGTTTTTGTCAGTTTTTTTGCTGTGTTATCCCAGTAGAGCACATCGCCCTGGACAAACGTTGTAGTAGTTACAGCAGGGAGTTCATAAACCCCCTCTGTTGCACATGCGCCGAAATCGCCGACAGGGATGTCAGCAACAGGGATAACGATTCTCCCCCCGAAAACAACAACAGAACCGCCTTTGATGACCTCTGTTCCGCTGTTGAGGATTCTTACGGTTTTACCGTCCTGAATTTTGTTTTGCATGATTACACCCCTGCATTTTTGACAACTGTGCGATACTCGACGGCTTTAGCCACCGCATACTGAACAACTTTGAATCGCAGAGTGTCATTTGAGAATTTATCTTCCATCCTGACCACAGGAGTTTCGAACCCGTCAACGAAAGCAAGGTTGACAGTCGTGCCCTTCTTACCTGCGAGATACCAGGACTTTGTACTGTTAACATCAAGCAGACCCTCGACAACAAGCTCAAGACCCGACATAGCGGTATTTTTAAGCTCATCGCCGTTAGCGTTTTTGTATGTTACCGTGTCTTTGATGTGGTCGAATGTATCCGAAAGCTCAACAGGGGAAAGAAGATACTGAGGAAGAAGAGCAAGAGGTGTCTTGCCGTCTATATCTGTCTGCTTACGCATAACTTTTTTTGTTGCGAGAATGCTCGCAATGGAAGGGACTGCGGCTGTCGCAATGTTATTGTGATCAGCATGAAAAACAGTCTTACCGTCAGACATTTTGCCGGACAGCAAGGCATCGTAACATGCTTTATTTATTCCGCCATCGGCAAGGAGAGCCAGACCTGCGGGGACTGTAGTGATCACATCAAGATCATCGTTCAGAATCGATTCGACGGTGACCTCGAAACCTTTTCCGAATTTAACGGGGGTTGCCGTTTCTGCGTTTTCGAAGAACTTAGCGAACTTGTACTCTTCGCCCTCTTTCATTATGTCGACAGAACCGCCGAGCAGAGCACGGGCAAATCTTTTCTCTTTCAGATTGGAAAAGTTAGGGAGATTACCGACCCAAAGGCGATATGTTGAGGCGGCTTTTTCCATCTCAGCAAGCATCACAATGTTGGCTACGTTGCCGAGAATGATGGGTAGATCGGATGTAGACATTGCACGAGTTGCTATATCGTACCTGCTGTCACGTCCGCCGACCAGCGTGCGGCACATATCAAGCAGAGTATCGCCACGCATATCCGTTGCACCAGCCGCAGGTTTATCAACTTTGACACCTGCACGGAGCAGAATGCCGTCTCTGATTGCGGCACGTTTTTTATCAGCTTCAGCCTCGCCCACGACGAATGAGGGCTGATTCTGTGCGGCTCTGCCCTCTTCAAGTTTTTTGAGCACTGCGGCACGGGCGGAATCAAGGGATGTTCCGTCTTTGATAAACTTTGCCTCGGTTTCGGGCTCGATGTCGAAAGAGCGGCACATGGCCGTTATATCCGATACTCTTGTCCTTTCTGCCGCAACAGCATCGTCGGCTCTTTTGCCTTCGGGCTCTGCCGCAGCCGCAGCGGGAGCAGGATCAGCCGCAGGGGGCTGCGCTGTTCTTTGCTTAAACTCCTGCATAAATTTTTCCGCCTCTGCATCGGAGGCGTCCGCACGCATTCCCAGAGAAACCAGAAATGCACGTGTTTTTTCGTCCATAGTGTTTTCCTCCACACTGTTATTTACGCTCTCCAACGAGCGGGATTTCGCATTCTCATCCGCACCGATGGGTGCAAGAGAGACCTCTTTAACTGTCCAGTCAGTCACAACACGCATAGGGCCGGTGAACGTTTTACCTTCGATGACAGTTGTCTGCCCACGCTCAACCATGACATATGCGTTTACACGATAGCCAACGGACACATCTGTAAGATGGCCATCTTTAACTTTTCCGAAGCTGTCGATACTTGTCTGATCTGCGGCAAAATGCGCAACTCCGACCAGAGCACCACCGTCAACACGCATACTGCGGAACGAACCGAGAACATCAGCAACGTCATAGCGGCTGTGAGTGTTCAGCAACGGCACTTTGTCCGGATATTTCGCACCGGACATCAGCAGAACTTCATTCACACGGCCGTAGTCCCAGTCATAAACACTTACAGGCGTTTCTGTTGCCGCTGTAAATTCAACTGTGCGGTTTTCATCATTAACGCTTTTCGGAGCGTCCCCGATAACCGCCGCACGGCAGACAAGACCGCTGTTGTTCTGAATTTTATCTTTACCTTTAGGCATTTTCACTTTCCCCCGTTATACTTGCGGGATGGCTTTCCATCGCCGTGTCTATCATCGATAGGTCAAAAGTAAGACCTTTGTTGTCACATTTTCTTTTCCACTCTTCACACTGGGCAAGCACAGTGTCGGGATCGCCGCCACGGCCTTTAATAACTTCCTGCGGAGACTTAAGCCCCGCCTGAATATCCTGAATATCCGCCTTGCCTTCCCTCAGCGGGTCAACACTGGGCATGTTCGGTCCTATCCACTCCACAGAGTGATACATCTGCGGGTTTTGAAAATATCCGGGCAAGTCAAGCCCTCCACCCAAAACCTCCCATTGAAGCCATTCACGATATATCGGGTTGCAGAAACGGCGGATGTGCTGAATTTGCATCGGGTAGAACCCCATGGCGAGGTCATTGCGAATACCACGAAGAGAACTGTAATTAAGACCTTGATAGTCTCCGGTCAGCAATTCGTAAGAAATGCCTTCCATAATTGCCCATGTGCGCAGAATAAACTTAGCCATGCGCTCAAAGCCTTCTGAGTTGCGCACAGCGGCGTTAAACGACACTTTTTCACCGGGGCGCAGATACTCAATGATAGCGTTGCGCATCCGCTCAATTTTTGAGCCGTCTGCTGCTTTCTGGACACCATTGATAAACTGCTTACCAGAGGGATCAGGCGTTTCTACAAAAGCCAACCACTTTGCCGCCATTTTTGCGGCATCAAGCTCAGAACCCATATAATCATCAAGATCACGGGCAAGCATTACACCAGCCGTGAACTTACTCATACCCCTCATTTGTCCGGGAGTTTTGCGGGTGAACCCGTGGAGCACATTGTTTGCAGGAACACGAACGGGAGCAGAAATATACCCGTCCTGTGCTATGTGATACGCCACGGGTGCGCCCGTCAGCTTGTCATATTCAACGCCCATGTATACCTGATTACCTTGCTCGGGTTTAACGCCGAACTCGGTAAGTCTTTGCGAATTAATTACATTTATACGGAATTTGTTACGGCCTGATTTTGCCACGCATTTGAGAACAAGGAACTCGCCCTCTTTTGTGTCTTCAGAAGACACAAGGCGTTCGTCATCTGCAAAATGATTGCGACCGGAGATGTCGGACTGTTCACACCACCATTTCCAGCGGTCTTCGATTCTTTTGTTGATTGTCTCCAGAAGAGCGTTTGAATCGTCACGAACCTGACACTGGAGTATTGTTCCGCCGCCAACCTTATAATCCTGCACAACGTTGATGGCTCTGCCGAAATAAGGCATATCACGGGTAAGAGCGTTTATACGTCGGCTGACAAGCCCCTTGCTTCTGCGGATCAGCTCCGCATCAGATTCGGACGTTGGCATCCAGCCATCATTCCCGACCCTGCCGGCTGCATATCGTTTCTGAATATTATCTGCGAGACGCAGTGCCATATTCTTTATCATCTGCCGTACCTGCCGTAATCGCTGACAGCGTTGGTGCGGGCTGTGAAACCGGGTGTCTGAGACTGCTGTTCGAACGCCGCTCTGTCGGTCACATATTTCAGGAGCTCTTTAAACTCTGAAAGGCTGGGACGCTCGACAGTTTGACCGTCGACTGTGAAGGTTTTGACGGCATATGCGCCGCTTGCCAGATCATCAAGAAGTTTGTCTCTTATCTCTGTGTATGTTGCCATGCCCTACCATACACCCTGTTTTTTGACGATTTTTTATATGCGGATATATGCGGACATATACGGATGTATGAGGGCGTATGCCTAAAGATTGGGTATTGACACATTTAAATTGACGGGAATTTTGTCACGGTTTTACCCGTGTGGAGGGTAAATATTTTTTTTAATTTATGCTACTTTCCCTCTTGACCTACTGCACAATGTGCAGTATGTTTACTTTATCAAGAGCAGTACCGACTACGAAAGGAGCAAAAAAATGAAATTAAGAAATCTTGTAGAAGAGCATGGAGCAAACGGATTTGTATATCAAGACAACGGCAACGGATGCGCATTTTCAGAGGGGAGGTTTGTCAGAATAGACGATGAGTGCGGAGATGAAAAAATGTCAGAATATGGCGACATCGAATTGTCTGAAACTCTGGCAGAGCCTTTTATCAGTGCAGATGGCGTAAAATGCGAATACTCAAGCGAATGGGTGGTTGGTGAAAACGGCTATGAGTTTAGGATACTTTTTTAACAAAAAAGGCGACCAGTAAGCCGCCTTTTTCAAAGTTATCTCGTTTAAATCCACAGGGGCGGGAGCAACCGCCCCTGACATAATCTAAAATACCATGGGGTAAAAAAATGTCAACATTATCTGGTCTCGACAATTCAAAAAAATACACAGCAAAGATTAAGCTGATAAATGGCAAAACCATTAAAGTCCACAGCACAACAGATAGCCCTGACAGCTCATACGGAATCCAATGCTGGATTGATTACCGTGGCAAAAGCTATGGACAAATAACATACAATCATCCCGCACAGCAGGTTTTTGATGTCCAGGAGGTTGTATCCTTCCGGGACGCTCTGGCCGATGCTGGTCTGTCAATTTCTGATTTTTCCTACAAAACAGGCACGGCCGAGCGGACCGCAATGAGCTGGTTAACTGGGGAGCGACGCACCCCACAGATAGCCTTTGCATGGATTGAGCTTTACAAAAAACTAAAACAAAGCGGGGAGTGATCCCCGCTTTATCACACAAGCGATAACCAATTCACAACCGCAATGATAAAACCTTAAACTCTTTCCCTATTGTGATTTACAACACATATTTTCAAGACTATAATCCATAACAATGGAGGTCTATATGAAAAAAAATACTCTACTTATAACCCTGATTTTTTGCACTTCAATACTCACGGCTTGCGGCCCTGCAAGCTATACCGTACCAGTCCCGATCAGACAGGGCATTAAAAGTGAAACAATGATGAACATCCAATCCCTTAACAAAACGATTCAATTCGATGTAAAAAGTGCTCTAACTTCGGATATCGTTCAGGCGTATGAGTACAAATCAAACGGAAAAACACCAACTAAATATTTTTTCCAAGTTGATATAACCGAAGACATCAACAAGGCGGTAAAAAGCTATGTTGAAACAAAATTCTTAAATGTAGCTGACAATTCACAAAACAGACTTAATTTCTATCTACAAGATTTATATATAGAATATACGGATGTTCAGGGTTCAGGGTTAGTCCTTGCTTTAACAAACACTTATCAGAGCACAGAATATTACAAAGTGAAAGTTCCCATAAAAGTCACATACCTTAAAAACGGAAAAGAATATTCAAAGGATTTTATTTTTGAAAAAGAGTATGTTGATAAATCAACTGAACCAATGAGAACAGCCCCTCAAACAGCAATGGAACCAATCAAATACAGGAAAGGCATGGACAACGTGATAAGTTTCCTACTCTCAGATGTATACAATGAGATGATTATAAAAACTGATAAATTCATCACGGCAGCGGAAACTGCAAACTAAACAAACAAAAGGCGGGGTTTATACCCCGCCCTCTGATTACTTTACAGTGCCAAGCGTCCTGAGCCCAGCCTTTTCGGTTTCGATGTGTCGTATTTCAGTTTTTCAAAATATTCAATGATATAATCTCTCACAGCATCCGCATCATAAAGCGGTTCTTTATATGTCTCGACCTTACCGTCATAGGCTATTACCTGCGGCTCTGAATATGCGACAGGCAACAAGCGAGAGTCTTTTCTCTGCCACATAGTGAGGTGGATTGACTGCACAAGACAAGTACAAACATTTGTCATTCGTGTTTCGGTGAAAAGTTTTCTTGCCTCTGCTTTAACAGGCAGGTTCTTTTCAGGCAGTTCAAGCCCCTTTCCCAGTGCCTTTCTGGTGGCTTTCTTTTCAGTCTGGTCAATTATCAAATCCTCTGCCCAGTCACGAAACTGTTTTGCACGTTCGGAGCGAATGAAGAAACCAAGACGGACGATGCCCCGCTTTGTCCAAAAAATAGCTTTTGACCTAAGATTTGAGGCATTTCCTCGAGCGTCAGAATTTCGGACGCTCGAAGTTATCAAGTGTTTACCTTCGATAAGCTCATCAAGATGCTCTCTCTTTGCATTCCTGATTGTGTTTTCGCAACAGCCAAAGCCTTTGGCAACCTGCTTGGTTGTCATTAAGAACTCATGCTCTTTGTCGGGATAAAGCTCAATCACTTTGTCGTTGAATTGCCGAGGGACAGGTTTAGAATCCTGAATAGATAATTTGCTCATATAGAGCCTCCTTGGGGTTGATTTGAGGCTCATACGTTTAGTAGACGTAAAAAGAGCCCCAGTGTTACTAACGATTCCCCAAGGCGAACCGCACCAATCCTCACGGAGTTGGTACACTGGAGCTTTTGATAACCCTGAAAAGCTCAGGGATATTGGCAGAAATGTTGATCGTTCCGCATGAACAGTGCGAAATCTGCCTTGGGGTTTTGTTTTTAGTACCCCAAGTATATGCAACAGCGGCGGCGATTGTCAATATTCTTTCTGCTCCAGTCCTCTGATCACGTTTCTACGCCACTCGTCAATCTGTGCTTTATCTGCTTCCCAAACTCCGGCAACTTTGACAGCAGGGAAGCCTTTGTTCTCTATTAAGTCGATGATAGTTTTCTCACTGCGGGGGTAATAAGCCCTTATCGCTTTCATGCCTATCAGCATTGTTTTTTCTTCTTTAACCGCTTTTCCTGCTACCATCTTCTGTTCCCCTCTTGTGTTGATTTATTTAATTCTTCCGTATCTTCTTTTCTTTTCGCCTGCCCCGCCTGCGGTGATGCACCCACAGCAACAAGCCCCGCACTGTATTGAGCCGCAAGCTCTCCGGCATCAATCCCGAGACTACGCACAAAGTAAAACGCCCCCTGTGCGTACACTCGGCAGTCCAGAGCTTCGTTTCTGCTTCTCAGTTTTGTCCACGTCCGGACAAGTGCTCCGGATCTGCTCGTATGCAGATTGAAGCCCTCGGCGCATATCTGCTTCAGACATTCAGGATCAATCTCATATGGGAAATGGACATAACCACGCCCCGGCTCAGCTATCGCAAGCTGATTCATGATCGTATGCTTCAGCGTATCAGTTCCGATACGAAACAGGACAACCCCCTCAACGCTGCTGTTTTTTGACCTGCGAACCGCAGGACAGCCATATTGGTTTTCGCCTTTCACCGGGTAAATCCCTCTGTGTTCTTTGCCCTGACAAAACGAGTAAACCACGGCAGATTCATCGCCGGAATCCACGAACGTACAGGTCAGAGGCATTTCCGCACCGCTTTCATGAGTGAATGTCCGGTATAAAAAATTATCAACTAAGTCAAGGACATCCGTTTCAACAGGATTTCCCATGAATACATAAAAACCGATCAGCCAACTTTCCTCTTCCGCACCCCAGCCCCAGACATAAACTTCGACCCTGTTGCCCTGGACGTCCACGCCGGCAGTGAGAACACCAACCCCGTTCGGAACTTTTGCACCGTATATTTCCCTTCGCTCATAAAGAGTTTCCCATTTTGCTTTCTCAACTCGCTTCTCGTAGTTCTTTCCCAGACGGGTTTCGTAAAAAACCCGCATATCCCGCTCATCGCCTCGCCCTTCTTTTTTCTCAGCATCAACATATTCCTGAGCAAGCACAGACCAGCCGTCGAACCCCAGAGGCAAATACATGGCATGTATATAAAAACCTGCTGTCGGATGACCCGGATTGTTCGCAATCCAGACACCGTTTTCAAGCATCTTCGGCTTATGATATTCCTGAACAACACATTCGTTTTTGCATTTGTAATAAACGTTTCCGACCCTTCCGCTCACTCCGACTTCGTAGTGCAGCCGCTCAAACTCAAGCGTCTGAAGCTCGCCGCAATGGGGGCATGGGACATGGAACTCCCTCTGGTCGCTGTCTTCGTATGATGCGGCTATACGACTGTTTTCCGTTACCGTGCTCTCTTCATAGGTCTTTTTCCAGCGACCGAAAACCGTCTGCCTCTTGTCATAGAGCTTTGAAGGGTCGCCCTCTTTTCCTGCTGTTTGCGGCCATCCGTCAAGGTCAGGCTTATGGACAAAACGAAAGGTCTGCGCTCTGGCACGACCGGGCGAACCCGCACCGCCGAAAACCGCTGTACCGCCCTTGAACGCCTTTATGAAAGATTTATTATCATCAGCAACACCTTTCAGACAGTCCATGGCTCTTATAGTGGGGTTGACCTTGCTCTCCAGCATCGCTTTCGTAAGTTCGTCAGAAGGCAGAACCGAAAGCACAGAGCCCAGACTGTTTGCCATGATGTAGTAAATCCAGTTATAACCGACCTCGGTAAAGCCCATCTGAGCGGCCTTTTTCGCCACGACTTTCTGAATGCGGCTCTCCCACGAAAGACACTGCATCACCTCCCGCAGATAGGGGGTGTTGCTCGTTTTCCACGGACCTTCGAGCGGCTTATATGGCACATAGCGGTATTTGTCCGCCCACTCATCAAGCGGCAGGATTTGAACCGGCTTAACGCTGTTCCGGAATGCTTCTTTGTATACTTCGCCGCCGTGTTTCATCATGCTGACAAGTCCTTGAGGATAGATTCGATCTCATCACTGAGTGCAGTCTCCACCTCGTTTTCATTGATTGTTGCTGCAAGCGCAGGCGTGAGTTTGAAAACCATCTGATAAAGACGGTCACGAACACGCCCCGCAACCTCCGCCGCAGCGTCCGCAACTTCATCCGCACGAACAAGCTGCCCTTGACGCTCCTGATATCTCATGTTCCGGTCACGGATATCTACAAGATGCTTCATCTTCTCAAGATCGCCTTTCGTGTAATCTTTAAATTCTTTGGCACAGAGCTCCGCAACAAGAGAATCAAAGTCGGATTCGGGGTTTTCTGCCTTCGGCTTCTCAGTCTCCAGAGCTGTGATCTGTTCATTTTTTTGGCGGATGGTGTCGGACAGATCAAGGTTCAGTTTGACAAGCCCCTTGACGACATCAGACAGCACATAGCAATTGCGGCTCTGCTGTACGATGATCCCCTCTTTCGTCAACTGCTGAATTCTGCGGAGATTGTATCCGAAAAGGTCTGCAAGCTCCTGTGTCGTCATTGTCCCATCCATGTTCATTTCCCCTTAACTCTTTGATATCCATAACCTAAAACGAAAACGAAATTCGCTTTTTGATACTCAAAAATCTGAAAATCCTGCGGTCGCTTCGCCCCGTACCAGAAAAAGATGGCGGGAAGTACCTTTTCCGCCGCCCACCGTTTCACCAGAGAGCGTCATGCCGCCGACTTCCGGGCATGATAGTAAATCCAGTTGCGCTCCAACTCTTTGCGCACAACGTTATCAACCCTTCCCTGTATCCGATCCGCCACAGTACGCTTCCGTATAAGCTGTCCAAGTCCCGCCCCATAAAATGTTTTAATCGGGAGTCGGCTTTTGCTCGTGCGAGTAAATATACCCTCATACCCAGAAGACATTTTACCGAGAAATGGACGACGCTTTTCTTCGCCCTTGATATACGACAACGGCGAACCTTTCTTAATCCTGAAGCTAAACCCGACTTTATTGCGCCTTGCTCCGTAATACTTTGTCAAACTAACCCCACGTTCCGCCCGAGCAGATAAACTGAGAGACGTTGTCGTCTCTACACGTGTGCGCAACTTCGATTTTATCTCAGCAGCGGTCAGCCTGATGTTATAAACAGCCTTTACAGCCCTCGGAGCTTCAGCCATTGCTGCCGTGCCAGCTCTTTGAAGTGAGCGGCGTGCCGCCTTACGGTATGTTTCCGGATCTGTAAACTTGCGCATATTGTCAAGCCCGATAGCTTTTACCTGAATTATCATCCCCTACACCTCTCCCCAGATATCCCAACTCTCTGCTTTTGTCAGTCGCAGGGGTTTCGGGCATATCTCAGTCAGTTTGTTTTTACAGATATCAACCTCTGTGATACCGACATCCGCCGTCTTATCGTTGTAAACCTCGTCACGATACAACAGCATGATAACATCCGCCTCCTCTTCCAACGCTCCCGAACCCTTGAGGTCGGAGGCATACGGGCGTTTGTCATTGCCCTTTTCGACTGTGCGGTTAACCTGTGCCGGTGCGATAACGGGAACACCGAAGTCAACAGAGATTCCCTTCATCACCTGCGCATTGATAGTCAGACGCTTTATTTCATCGTCCTTCGGATTTGCCGATGGTATCGTGTGCATCTGGTCAACGACGATGTAGTCTATGTTCTCACGTTCGGCCTGCACCTTCGCCCGAATGCCGAATGCATCCATCCTTTCCCCGACAATCCGGATATTGAGGCTGTCCAGCTTGCCCATCGCCGCTGTGAAAGCGTTGGCAGTGGCCTTGCCGAATGTGAGATCGAATCGGCTAAACCCGCCTATCTGGC